CAAGATCTTAAAAAAGCAACATACGCTATGGCTGCAATCTTAATCCTCACAATCATATATTATAATTTATGAATGTTTGGAAAATAGAAGCCATATTAGACGCCCTCGCACAAATTGAAAACGCTATTGTTACCGACGTGCAGGACACCTCTCCTGCATTGTTGGTAGCCAAAATTTCTGAATTGATTAACCTTTACCCATCCAGTAGCGAAGCATTAGCATCTGCGACTTATTGGCGTGATCTTATGAAGAAAGAAGAATACGATAAAGTAATCAAGGCAATAAAAAACAATCAGTTAGGGAAAGATATGGCAGGGGTTACTTCCGCCTCAAACTTAACCAAGTATATTGAAAGCAGGATTGCCGAAGCAAACTATTTGGTTACTAAAGCGGAACGCCTTAACAGGGCATTAACTCACGCAATGGAGGGTTACAGATCAATTTTAAGCATGGAAAAAGAATCTGCCAAAATAAGCAATTACAACATATAGTTCTTTTCTCGTGTGGTATTCGATCCGGGTTGAGCAATCGCCCGGATTTTTTTTGCATTTTTTTTTCTCAAAAAGATGAATTATTAAAATTATTTTTTAATTTTACATAAAATATTAATCAGATGAAAAAAGACACCACACAAGCAATCAAAAATTATCTTATCAATGAAATTGCTCAATATGAGTATTACATGCAAACGGAAATAGAATTAACTGGATTTGTTTCCGGTAAAACCTTTAACAAACTATCAAGATTAAGAAAACAATTAAAAAAAATCAACCATGAAAACAACATTTGAACCAGTATCATTTTACAAGTTAACAATGTCAGGGGTAAGGCAGAAAATTGATCAAGGTGACTTTACCACTTTAGATCAAGTCGAGGATTACCTTAATGATGAAGCTCAATTCTTTGCTAAACTGGCAACAGATCAAGTATTATTAGAAGTATTACCAAATGATTTAACAGAAATGAATAAAGTTTATGGAACGATTGACACTAAACAGGATTTAGCATTTTGCGCCTTAAATCTTTGGATGGATCTCAATGATATGTTTAAAGACGCACGAGAATATTATATTAACCGTAAATTTTATTTATGAACACGTTTAACTACGATCAATTTTTCTTTAAAACCCTCGCAGGGGTAAGAGAAGCAATTATTAACGGTAAACTTACCGATACTGAAATGATTGAGGATTACATTAATGACGAAACACGTTATTATGTAGAGAATTATCCCAGTCAAGTCATTGAACAATGTATGACAGACGATTTGTCCTCCTTTTGGGAAAAGTACGGCGCACCGGAGAATAAGAAAACATTAGCTTATATGTGCATAACTGAATACATGAAAGGAGATGACCTGTATGAATTAGCGAAAAATGATTTAGCCATAATTAAAACAAGAATCTATGCCAAGTAAATTAACTAATGTTGAAACAAACCGCTTTGAGGTCTATGTTGAAAAATCCGCTAAATGCGTGGAAACACTATTTGGAATACATAGATCGGAATTTATGTCATGTGAGTCCCGGAGCATTGCCCCAGTCGTAAAAGCACGATCATGGTTTTACTTTATTCTGTCGGAAATTTATAATGTTCCTCGAGCGCAAATGGTAGAATTAAGAATGAATCACTTGCAATCTTTAGGGTACTATATCAATAAGATAAGTGAATCACATGACAAGAAAGACAAGGCACGATTGAATCAAATTTATAAAATACTTGAATTATGAAAGAGAAGAAAATCTACGTAGTTACACCAGTTAACTCAAAGGTAAATTTAGGAACAGCGGAATGGTATGACCGGGCGTTGGAAATCATGGTTAAATTAGAAATGTGGGATATTGCAGCCGGAATGTATCAGAAAGACGCTTATACCATACACTTGATTGATAAGAAAGATTTACCTAACTTTAATTAACATCCATAAGATTAGCATTTGGGAAGCCGGAGTGATTCGGCTTTTTTTCATTTTGCTAAATTAATCTCCGGATAAACTGCTCTTCTAATTATTTGACTACTTTTTGACTTGACCAATACTTTAAGCCAGTAAGCACCCAAAGGTTTTGGCATCATCATTTTTTCAACCGCAAATCCTCCCCCATCTATAAAGTCATTTTTGTATGTTCCTAACTTTAAGTGTATCTGTTCGTGTAAGTATATGTTGTAAGTTTTATTGATGCAATACCTTGTAAAATTCATTTGCCATTGATTATGCGTATGTCCGGAAACAACCAAGTCAGCATCTGGGGCAATAGCTGCCATTCTCATTACCGCTTGTGTTCCCTGACTCACAACACCGCCCCAAAGTCCATGATGAAAGAATATGCGATAAAGCATACTTCCATTATTCTCCCCTTTTATCTTTCCCCTACTCATTTTAAAATTCATCCTTAATACCAAATACCCCATGTATGGCATTTTGGCAATCATTGCGCCCTCTTTATTTAGCGTAGCCGTTAACAAGGTTAAAACATCAACCCCTAAATGTTTCTTTACCGCTGTTTCATGATTACCGTCGCTGAATAACATCAAGTTATCCTTATACGGCAATAAGAAATCAACCGCCTCATTAATAACCTTTTGGGTATAGTCTGTGCCAATATGTTGAGGTAATATAGCGTTTGATCTGCGATTATCGTTCCGGGTTTCCATTAAGTCAAAGAAATCCCCAAATATTAATACTTTTGCATTTTTTTCTTTAGCCAAATCTAAATGCCGTTTAAACATCTCCCGATCACAATGAGGGGAATCAAAATGAACATCACTACAAAGTAGATATTCTCGAGGATCATTTTGATATACTGATTCGTCATGTACCAAAACATTATTCATTCTCTATTTTTTAATGAAATAATCCTGCAACCCAATTTCTTCTAACCAATTTAAAACATTAAAATTAGGACAAGTTTTATTGTGTCCCGGTAAATCACAATGCCCGGCAATCTCTATCCAAGGGTATATAGAAACTAAAAATCTGCAATAATCCTCCATCAAGTCTTTTTGATCCTCGGTACGGGTATCTTTTGGTTGTCCGTTGTACTTTCCGCCCACATAAACCAAATGCCGGGAAACATCATTATAACCTTTTGCACCGTTAGTAATCTCACTACCATATATAACAGGATCGGTATTCCAAGGAGTTAGGTTTATTAACTGCCCATCCAACGTTATCATATCAGAATAACCTACCCTTGTCCAACCGTTCCCTTTAGGTTTTGGCATCGTGTGCCAGTTTCTTATGTCCTGTGCTGTTACGTTACGATCATGTGGGGTATCGGTGCAATGTAAAACCAAATATTTAATCGTTTTCATTTAGTATTCTTTTAGTCCATCGAAGCATTGCATCACCGCCCCAAGCATCATACATAATACTTCCGCATATTGGTTTGCCATCCTCATCAGTATATCGACCTCGATCATAAGTTTTTGCCCGGCTTAAAAAGCTATAAGTTCTTTTAATTGTTGTCATTGACAGGTTTTCCCTTTTAGCGATTTGATTCGCCCTTGCCCAACCAACGAATGTACCGCAATCTATATTATTATCCTCTTTAAACTTTAACGCTTTCTTTGCAGCATTAACCGCTGCTTCCGGGTAATCATTCATATGTATGATTGTCTAATTTTTTTTTGGTTTGGGTTTTGGCTTCCCTTTTGGTTTTCCGTATTTCATTTTTGATTGCTTTTCGTTCTTCTCGGTTGCCCGGTCTTAACTCTTTGATTAATTTAATAATAAACTCTAATACCAATTTAATGGTAGAATAGTTCTGAATAACAAACGAAACGGTATCTATTAACTTGACCTTGCCATTAGGTAATGCTACCTTGTATTGATTATCCCCAACGGCTGCCATTACTGTTCCCCTTGCGATCTTATCCGGTTTACCAATGGGGTAAAAATCAATCTTTGTGCCAGTTTTCATTTCTGTAATTCTTTAGCTACCTTTTCTAAAACTATTGTGTTTCGCTCAATCAATTCATTTGTCTTTTTCATATTCTCTCGGTAACATTCCAAAACCTGCTGTTCTACAACACTTAATCTTTCGTTGGTTTTGTTGTATTGATTCCATAAGGTATAAGCCATTGCAGTCATCATGCCAAACATAACGACCACCGCCAACCCC